GTAAACACAATTTGTAGGGGTAGAGCAATGTCTGCTGCTGCTCTTATTCTTTGTGCAGGAACCGGTATTCGTGCTGCTTCTCAATACAGCACAATCATGTTCCATGAAATAAGTTCAGATATTTACGGTAAATCTTCTGATATGAAAGCCAATGTTCAACACATGGAAAAATTAGAAGAAATACTTTTGGAAATACTTAAATCAAATTCAAACAAAGAAAAAGATTTTTGGAAAAATGTAACAATTAAGGATTATTACATCACACCGAAAGATGCATTAGATATGGGTGTAATTGATGCAATAATTCCACCAAAACATAAGAGAGGTTGATATGATAATTGGAATAATTGTTTTATCCGTTTTATTAACGGCATCGGTATATGTGAATATAAACTTGTATAAAAAGTTTGATAAATTAGAAGAAATGGCAGAAGATAATGTTGATACGCTTTTAGAAAATGAAAGGTTCCTAACCGAATTAAAAAATAGAGTTTTATCACAACAATCTTATTTAAGACAATTAGATAGGATTGGTTCGTTTGAAGCTGATGATGAAACTGGATATTTTTTCAAAGAAATGAAAGATATTGTAAATGATATTGCAGTTTATTTTGGTGAAGCACCGTTGGATGACCAAAGAAGTTCTATTCTTGAAAAACCAAAATTTGATGCAAGATTTGAAAAGGATTATTTATGAAACAAAAACGAAGTCCTAAAAAACCTAATATTTACTTTACACAAGAAACGGAAGATGCAATAGTATTGTATAATTCAATGGAAGATGATATACAAAGAAATATCATTTATACTAAAAAAATACATCCTGCATTTTACAAGTTAGCAGAAATTATGATACATCGTTTTAAGTTTTACAATTTTGATGTAGGACACGAAGATGTTAAACATGAAGTCATATCTTTTCTTCACGAAAAAATACACAAATATAAAGCTGAAAACGGTAAAGCATTTTCATATTTTTCTATTGTTGCTAAGAACTATTTGATTGCCGAAAATAATAAAAACTATTATCATTTTAAGCGTAGTCAAGATATTGGTGCTATTGATTTGGAGAGAAATGTTGTAAATGAAAAAGTTAGACATGATTTCATTGAAGAAAAAAGAGACTTTATAGATATATTTATTACAATAATTGAAAAAAATTTGGGGTTATTTTTCTCAAAACAACGTGATATTCAAGTTGCAGATACTATTTTATACCTATTTAAGACAAGAGATAACATAGAAAATTACAACAAGAAAGCAATATACATACTTGTTAGAGAAAGAACTGGTGTTAGTTCACAACATATAACAAGTGTAATAACAAAAATAAAACAAATATACTTTGTATTGTATAAAGAATACACGAATGGGATAAGAATTGATAAATTGACATGGTATCAATTACAAAACATTATTAACAAATGAGATATTTATTTATATGAACTTTGATCAAGAACTTTTTGGAAATAAAAAATTTTCTGATTTGTTAAAAGACATATATGATAATCAGAAGAAAAAAGACCGTCAGATAAACCTTCTTATTGCTGACTTAAAACCTATGTTGAACAACATAAGTGATGCTGCTATTTTAGTACCAGCAATTAAGGACTTCATGGAAGTAGGTGTAAAGAATGATGAACACTTGGTAAAATTGGCAGCAGTTATACAACGTGCTATGACAAACAAGGGAGATGAAACGTCTTCATTTTTAACAGACGAAGAAAAAGAAGCTTTATTAAAAAGCATAGAAGAAATTAAAGAAGAACAAAAGGAAGAAAACATTGGCAGTTCTGTTCAATACCCAAAAACTGATACTTGATGGAAATGAATATGAGTATTTTCCTGCGGAAGTTAAGGACGTAGATTATACCGATCGTGATCCTCAAAGGTTGTATAAAATTAAATGTACCTTAATAGGAGCATTTGGATCTATGGCAAATGGTGCATTGATGGAAGCAAGACCACTTAATTCTAATATAAAACATTTGCCTATAATAGGTGAAGTAGTTTTAATAACAAAATCAACAGGTGCATATGCAAACGCAATATCACCTTCACAAGATTATTACTACACGGCACCCATATCAATTCAAAGCCATGTTCATCATAACGGTGTTCCTGGAGTAACAAAAATTCCAATAAGTTTGAGACAAAGAGTAAATTCAAAAGAAAATAGAGATAATGCAACTGATGGTATAACAAATACACCAAAAGATAGATTACAAACGGGCGAAGAAATTGATCCCTTTTTTCCAGAAAGAACAGACGTTTATCCAATACAACCATATCCTGGCGATATAATTTTTGAAGGAAGATGGGGACAATCTATAAGATTTGGATCTACTATTGATACAAGAAATATTTTCAATGTATATCCTCTTTGGTCTGCAGGACAAGGTGCATCTGGAAACCCAATAACTATAATTTCAAACGGTACTAATCCTTCACCAAAAGGAATGAATAGTTTTACAATAGAAAATCCAGATAAAGATGATTCGTCAATATGGCTAACATCGGGACAATCCGTAAGGTTTAACCCTGCATCAAGAACATACCCATCCATTCGTTCTAAAAAAATAAATTCATATAGAAATACACAATATGCTGGAAATCAGATATTACTTGCATCCGAAAGAATAATTTTAAATGCAAGAGAAAATGAAATTATTGGATTTTCAAAAAGAGGAGTTGGGTTTTCATCTGAAGGATCAATATCCCTTGATGGTAAAAATTTTGTAGAAGCTGAAGCAAAAAGAATACATTTGGGAGTAAATGCTGTTTCACCTGCTTTATTGGGTGATAAAACAATGGTTTGGTTGAATCAATTATGTACATTATTAACAGATTTAATAGATACTATTGTTAATGCAACATATCCAACGGCACTTGGACCAACAACTGGACCACCACTCAATATGTCTAAATTTCTAAGCATATCTTCAGAAGTTGATACAATAAAAGATAAAATAGATACATTAAAAAGTAATCTTGTTTTCTTAAATGAAAACTCAGGTGGTCCAAGTGAAGAAGCTCAATCGGGTGCAAGAAGAAATGAACAAGTTGGAACATATGAATCATATGATGGTGAAATGGCTCCAACAGATACCGATACTGAAGAAACAAATGAATGGGGAGAAAGAAAAGAATTAACTCCTGAAGATGAATACCTTGCTAAAAATGACGATGCAATTTTAGGTGATGATGAAGTTGAAGATAATATTGTTCCATAATAGGATATGTAATGGCTGGTATAGATGACATAGAACGTGAAGAAACTCCACAAGAAACATTAACTCGATTAATACGTGAAGGTAGATCATTAACTAGTGCCGATAGAGTGCGTATTTTAACTGGCAAATGGCAAGATTCAAATAATACTTCACCTGCTCCACAAACAACTGAATCATCAACTGGTAATGTATCAACACTTGCTAATTCAGATCCAACTAATCCAAATACTAGTAATAATTTATCAGGTATGGACACTACTCCACCCCCACAAAGACCTGTAGATCCTCCTGTTGATCAAACATCGTATTTATATTATGATATTTGGTTAAAAAAAGGTATATCGCCGTATGAAGATTTAACACCACATAAACCAAAAATGTATTATACAAATGAAGGTGCATTAATTGCTAGTTTACCAAGAGATGAACAATTAGATGAAAACGCAGTAAGACATCGTTATAGATTTTGTAGATGTGAAGGTGATCCAGATAATGTTGCTGAAATTAGAGCAAATGCAAGAATGGGTTTTGCTCCAAGAGGTGGATCGGATAGAGCCCGAGTAATACGAGAAGCGGGATATTATGTAAAATTTCCCGAAAATGCAGATCCTAACAATCCTAATTCTTCATATGCTCCTGATTTTACTGAACCACTATGGATATTGAATCAAAGGAATGAAGTTCAATATATTGGTGATGATAAATGTCCTGAAGGTAGAAAAAGATACACTGCAGATAATGTTCAACTGGGAAAAGAAGATAATATTACTGAACCTATACCTGATCCAAAACCAGAAGATAAAAAAGATACTATTACTTATGAAAAAGTTGAAATTCAAAGAATTGAATTAAAAGGTGCAGATGTTTTTTTAAATGGAGCGAAAGGACCAAAAATAGAAAGTATAAAATATCCACCCATAATAATTGATAGTATAACTATACCGAGTGGATCAGAAGGTAAAGTTACATTACCTGATCTTGAAATAATAAAAGAACCATTTATTGTTGAACCTCAATCAATTTCTGGTGATCCACCAAAAGAAATTATAGATGATGTTAGGATAGAACCAATGAAATTTATTGGTGATGAATTTATTAAAATAAAGGATAATTTACCAATAACTTTTAGATCAGTAACAATGCCTGCCGTAATAATAGATTCATTGGAATTTCCAAAACCATTGCCTGAAAATGCTCAACTTCCACCAATTGTAGCATCAGATGAAGTAATATATTTACCTGAAAAAGAATATTCATTTGCAGATTTTCAACCAAGTGAAATCACAACAAGTGATAGTAACGCAGATGTTAAAGGTGAAACTATTTTATTAAAGAATGTAGAGTTAAAAGTTCCAATTAAAGATAAAACAACTTCATTAAAATTTTGGAAAGTAATGGTTGATAAACCAGAAATAAAACTTGAAGACGAAAAAAATGAACAGTTAATAGTAAAAATTCCAAATGTAATGATACCAATATCACCAAAACCAACGCAAAATGTTGAAAAGTTGATAACATCAAAATTATTATTAAACCATAATTTAATAAAATATGTACCAGATGAACCACAACCAACGGAAAAATTAAAGGATAAATATATTATTTATACAATGACAGGAAAAACTGTGCCACCAGTTGGTGATGTTTACTTTGATGATGATGATGGATCTACTATCTATTATGGTGTAAACCAACCATATAGAGATAAAACTCCCGTAAAAAATGAGTTTGAATACTGTAAATGTAGTGGAGATACCGGTGAAACATCATATCAAAGAGCCAATGCTAGATTGGGTATATTGCAAGGTGGTTCATTGAATAAAAAATACTTTAAAAGAACAGATAGAGATGTAATAGCTGGAACCATTGGAGTATACATAGGCGATGACAAGTGTCCTGAAGGCGAATCAGAATTAACAAATGCACAAAATCCAGATAATACAACTACTCTTATTCCAGATAAAGAAGAAGTAATAAATATATCAGACATTACCTTGGATTTAAAAGATATTGTATCAAAAAATTTTGAAAAATTTGACAATCTTCCACAAGAATCAATAGATAGATTACCAAAAATAACAATTAACAATATTGAAATTCCTATTATATTAGAAAATGGTGGAACAGCTCAAAAAGATGCAGAAAAAATACCTGTACCATTTGAAAAATTAGAAAAAAAAGAAGTAGTAAGTGAAAATAACATAATTGTTCAAGAAGAACCACCAAAACCAAAGGAACAAATAACAGTTCCTCCGCCAAAAGCACAAGATAATATTGGTGGTAAAGGAAAAGGTGAAAAAAATGGAAAAGGTGATCGTAAAGGAAAAGGTAAAGAGAAAAAAGAAAAACCAAAAAAGAAAGGTGGGAAGGATAAACTTCAAAAAGCACTAGAAGCTGAAGCAAAAAAGGCCTGGTATAATACACTTCCTGTTACAGATATAGGAGCTGGAGAAGCTGCTATTAATATATCAAAAGGTAGAGATATTCCAAAAGCGCCAGGAAACGGAATGCCCAAGGATTTTGTTGGAAAAGGTGTGTTGCAAGGTGTTGGTCATTCCAGACGGTGGCATAATACTAACACTTTTGCCGATTGGCAATGGCTTTGGCCTATGAGTTCAAAATTCAATCCAGGTCCTCCTAATGGTCCAGCTGAAACTTGGGTAGCAGGTAACAGCAGACCGTCTGATTCTGGAGGTCCTTGGTGGGAGTATTTATCAAATTGGAATCGTAACGAACCTGCATATGGATCTACGGGAAATGTGGGCGGTGAATGGACCGGTGGTGATGTTACAGTATTCTTTGATAGAATTGGTAGATTTATCATGTTTGATGAACAATACGCTCCTTTTAGCATGAAAAGATATAATCAGAGCCTCAAAAAAATGCAATTATCAGAGAGTGATGTAAAGGGTAATCCAAAATTGGGGAAAGTTGATGATTGGGTAAAACCACCAATTAATTATACATACCGAATTTGGAGAACTGGAATCAATCAAGGTAATATTACCTTTAACAACCAAGAAGATATGTTTGGTGAATGGCAGTACAGCCGTTCTGCGCTTCCAGGAACACAATATCCATATGGTTTTAGACATCCATATATGGTTGCCGGTAAAGGTTTAATACGTCAATATATTCCAAGAGCATTTAATGCTGATTGGAATACACTCCTTAGCAAGTTTAGACTTTCTAAAAAAGTTGATCCAGAATATGTTGATCCTAATGCTAAACCGCTTGATAATACAAATTTAAATAATAAAAACAAAAAAAACAAAGACACAAAACCAATACCAGAATACGGAGGACCATTACCACTAGATTACAAATGTTCTTTATTGGATGTTGGTATAATTATGAATTTTTTTCAATCTGGATATGTAAATAGATATAAATTACCAGGAAGCGGTAATTTTCCACCACTTGCATCATCGGGAACAGAACACCATTTAATGATGGTGCACACCGTTACACCAGATTGGGTTAAAGGTAGAATCAGAATTGATCCAATGGTTGGAACATTTAATAGAAAATCAAGGATAAATTTAAACTGGGCTCACGAACCACATTGGTGTGGAATATCTACTGATTTCTTTTTAAGAAAAGGTGGTTTTGATAGACAAGGTACAACAAGTGTTAAATCAAATGAATCGGCACTAATAAATGGTGGTTTTCCATTAAATAGACCACGATTGGAAGAAACGATAGAAGAAACTTGGCAATCAAGTAAATGGGAATTATTAGGTGGAGTTGGTACTACTATACGAGAAGTATATCGAAGGGCATACGTAAAACATGGTAGAGAAAATTTTGAACACCCAATAACACCCGAATATTTAAATGAATACAAAGATAAAATAAATTCAATTTGGTTTATTGAAAATATACACTTTCAAAAAGATGGAAAAGGACAAAGTGGTAAATTAACACAACTTGGTTATGATTTAATAAGAAAAGTATTAAATCCTGATATAATAGATTGGCCTGCAGCAACAATATCTCATACAGGCCATGTTGAGTCTGTTGCGGGCATGGATGTGGATGGTGAGGTAATGCGATTAGGTGGAAATACGAGTACAGATGGTAAAAGAGGAACTTCAAATAACACCATGGGTTTATTTTTAACCAACCTAGCAGATTTTTCAGGATATCCACCATCTGCAGATAGAGGTGGTTTTGTTGTAATTGGAAGACCAGAAGGATATAAGAATGACCACGTAATAAAAGCAAGAACTAAAGCTGGTATTGCTGCACCTTGGATAATAACTCCAGTTATGCAAACCTATTTTGATTTTGTTGAATTAAATCCTGATCCAGAATATCCAGTTTACAATACTTATTGGCAAAGAATCAACACTATAAATACTGTTTTTCAATCAAAAAACCTTTGAGGTATATCGTGGATACAAAAAAATTTTTACAAGAAATACGGTCAATAATAAGAGAAGAAATAGATTATGCACTTGATAAAAAATTGTCCCAAAAACAATCAAAAAAGGATGAAGTTTCTACTCTTAAACACGGAATGACAATATACAAAGAACAACATAATCCAAAAAAAGTTGTTAAACCAAAAACACAAAAAACTGAATTTGGTTCTATACAAGAACTTCTTGCAGAAACAAGAAGAAGTTTACAAGAAAGTTCTGATATGGAAAATGAATTTAATTTTACTGCGGACATGGCAGAAGGATTTGGGTATGAAAGAAACGGTGCTGCAATACCACAAGGTTTTTCACAACAAGAAATTCCAAACGAAGTTATGTCTGCATTAACAAGAGATTATTCTGATCTTATGAAAAAAATTGATGAAAAAAAAGGGAGATAAAAAATGGCAATGATTAATTTTACAAGAAGGCCAAGTGGTGGTATTGGTGATTTACAATATATTAAAAATGAAAAAAAAATAAACAACCCAATTGGCGTAACATATCCGTTTAACAATAATAATGGAATATTTTACAAATCTTATACAAATTATGAACAAGTATTAACTAACTTAAAAATGTTATTATTGACAACAAAAGGTGAACGTTATTTACAACCAGAATTTGGCACAGATTTAAAACGTTTACTTTTTGAAAACATTGCAAATGAAGAAGAATTTAAGGAAAAAATTACTGGTACAATAACGTCTGCAATAAGCCGTTGGTTATTTTATTTAAATGTAATAAAATGTAAAGTTAATTTTAATCTTGACGAAAGTGGTGATATAAAAGATGCTGCTAATACTATTAATATAGAATTGGAGGTAAATATAGTTGGAACACCTATAAATCTACCGATTCGTATATTTATTTCTGATACCGGTGCTTTAAGGTTAGAAAGTGCAATTTATCCAAATACGAAGAGTAGTTACTAATGGCAGATTTGATTAAAAAGGATGTTCGTTATCTTTCAAGAGATTTTAATTCATTAAAAACAAATCTTATTGATTTTGCAAAAAATTATTTTCCAGATACTTACCAAGATTTTAATGAAGCATCTCCTGGTATGATGTTTATGGAAATGGCTGCTTATGTTGGTGATGTACTTTCTTTTTATACTGATGTGAATTTACAAGAATCAATGATATTACATGCATCAGAAAAAAGAAATATATTTAACTTAGCACAGTCTCTTGGGTATATGCCAAAATTAAATTCATCGGCTAATGCAAAAATAGATGTATTTCAGTTAGTTCCATCAAAAACATCTGGTACAGAAATTGTTCCAGATATGTCATACGCATTTGCAATAGAACCCGGAATGATACTTATTTCAGATCTGCCAACCGATGGATCAAATAGTAACATTACTGAAAACGCAGTTTTTAGAACAACGGAGTATTTAGATTTTAAGTATAGTGGTAGTTTCAGTCCAACAGAAATTACACCATTTGAAATTGATGATATAACCGGTGAAATTACTTTTTGGTTATTAAAAAAACAAGTTAATGCCGTTTCTGGAAAAATTGTAAAACAAGAATTTAATTTTCTTGAACCAAAAAAATATGATAAAGTTGTAATAGAAGATCCAAATGCTATAGAATTTTTATATGCAACTGATAAAGAAGGTAATACATGGCATTATGTTCCTTATCTTGCACAAGATACAATATATGAGGCAGTTCCAAATATACCAAGAAATGATAAAGAATTAAGTACATTTAGAAATGAAACTCCTTATTTGTTAAAATTAAAAAAAATAACAAGAAAATTTACTGTAAAATTTGGTTCAAATGGTAGGCATGAAATAATGTTTGGTCCTGGATTGGCAAATGTTGTTGATGAAGAATTTATACCTAATCCCGATTTAGTTGGAAATTCTGTAACCGGTATAGAAACATCTCCTTCTTTGGATATAGATCCTTCAAATTTTTTAAGAACAAAAACTTATGGATTAGCACCAAGTAATACTCAATTAACAATATGTTACACATCTGGTGGTGGTATTAATGATAATGTTCCTGCTGATACAATTACACAAATTGGACAAAGAAAAATAATACTTGATAAAACTGGTTTAGATCAAACTCTTTACAACCAAGTTATAGGTAGTCTTGCTGTAACAAATCCTGAACCTGCAAATGGCGGTAAAAATGAGGAAGATATAAATGAAATAAGACAAAATGCACTTTCTTATTTTGCATCACAAAATCGAGCAGTAACAAAAGAAGATTACATAATACGTGCTTATAGTATGCCACAAAAATACGGTTCTATTGCAAAAGCTTATGTAACAAGAAATACACAATTAACTTATGACGATGTATTTTACAGCGATAGAAGACAAAATAATTTAGCATTAGGATTTTATGTTTTAGGTTATGATTCAAACCATAAATTAGCAAAAGTAAATACTGCTACAAAAGAAAATATAAAAACATATCTTAGCGAATATAGAATACTTACCGATGCTATTGAAATAAAAGATGCATATGTAATAAACATTGGAATTGAATTTGACATAATAACTTTGCCAAATCAAAATGGAAATGAAGTTATATTAAAATGTATAGATAAATTAAAACAATATTTTGATATAAAAAGATGGCAAATTAATCAACCTATTGTTATTAGTAATGTATTTACAGAATTGGACAGAGTTGAGGGAGTTCAAACTGTTGTAAATGTAAAATTTAAAAATTTGTATGATCAGGCATTGGGTTATTCAAAAAATGTTTATGATTTAGATAGTGCAACAAAAAATGGTATAATATTCCCATCGCTTGATCCATCTATATTTGAAATCAAATATCCAGATAATGATATTCTTGGTAGAGTGAGGGCGTTCTAATGATATACTCAATATATCCAGTTAAAGATACAACATTATACGAAGAAAGTGTAAATTTAAATAGCGGTATTGATTCAATACTTGAACTAAAACATGAATACAAAAATATAACTGGATCATTGTATAATAGCCGGATATTGATTAAATTTGATGTAACTGAAATTGAACAAAACATAAATGCTGGTAAAATTTCACAAAATGCTAAATATTATTTATCTTTACGTTCAGCAGATGCAAGAGAAATTCCACAAGAATACTCAATATATGCGTATCCTTTAAGCAGTTCTTGGATAAATGGTACTGGAAAATATAATCATGTTCCCATAACAAAAGATGGTGCTTCTTGGAAATATAGAACATCAATGAATACGGGTACTGAATGGGAAATACCACCTGCAACATCTTCATTTGAATGGGATAATATTTCACAAACATGGGTTGATGCTGCCGTATTATTTGGTTCAAATTTATCTGCAAATGTTACATCATCATATTACAATAAAAAAGGCGGTGGAACATGGTGGGATTACGATAACTTGGAATGTGTACAAAATTACAGTTTTGAAACTGCAGATTTATACATGGATGTTACCGATATTGTAAAAAAATGGGTAACTGGATCTGGAAAAATAGTAAATGATGGATTTATATTAAAATTTAGTGCAGAACAAGAAACATCATTGGATCCATTAAATAGTTTAAAATTTTTTGGTACAGATAGTAATACAATTTATGTTCCAAGACTTAATGTAGTTTGGGACGACCAATCATTTACCACTGGAAGTTTATTATCTGCAAACTTTGATAATTTATCAATAAATGTAAAATTAAAAAAATTTTATGCAGAAAAAGAAAAAGCAAAAATAAGAATATATGCAAATAAAAGATATCCAGAAAAAAATTATACAACACAATCATACCACATAGTAAATTATTATTTACCATCTTCTTCATATTATGAAGTAAGAGATGCATATACAGATGAAGTAATACTACCATTTGATGTAACAGGATCAAAAATTAGTTGTGATTCAGAAGGTAATTATTTTAACATATGGATGAACTCATTTCAACCAGAAAGATTTTATAGAATAGTTGTAAAAGTTGAAGAAAACGGTGGTGACGTTGTAAAAATTTTTGATAACAATTATTATTTTAAGGTAACAAGATGAGCCACGAAATTGTAAGAAATTCAGTTGGAGCAATTAGACACATACGAACACAAACAAATTCTGGAAAAATTGAAGTTGATGTTTCTGATGATAGATTTTTGATAGATAGCTATGATTATGTTTCAAATAGATCTTTTACAAAAATTGAAGATGCTATTACTTCTGAAATACATATATTAACATTGGCTGCAACCGATGCATTTACTAGCACAGAAGTTGGTTCTCGATATATTTCTAATCTTAAAAATTTGGTAAATGTAAATTCCAATTCACAACAAGCATTACGTGCAAAAATAGAAAGATTAGAAGCTGATGTACAAACATATCAAAGTCTTTACAAATCAGCAGGTATTGCTAATAAGAAATTAGAACGAAGAATAAATGCATTGAGATGGGAGTCAAGTGTATTAAAAGATACACTAAATAATTCAATATAAGGTTTTATTAAAAAATGTCAAAATTTGGTTACAAAAATATAAACGAAATTTTATCAACAAAAGGTTTTACGAGAGGGATTAGATTACTTGATACAGCCCAAACTCGTAGAATTATTCCGCGTTTTGATAAAATAAATCCAAATACTACGGATAGAATTACCGGTGGTTTTGAATCAATAGAAATGCATGTATTTAATATCAATACAGTGCATTTGTTATCAATATATGACATAGATACATGGACAATAGATAATACACCAGAAACAAATAATTTACAAATACAACTTGATATACATAAAGATCTTGAAGTATTAGATTTAAGTCCATCAACATACAGAGTAGTATACAATTTCTTTAGAAATTTTATAGGATCCGCTTATGGATCAAAAATGTTTATTTCTGAAATTTCTTCGGATAGAACAGAATTAAAATTATCATTATCTGAACCAGAAAATCCAATTATGCTAGAACAATTAAAAACATTTGTTCTAGATTATCTATCTCCAAAAAAATATTTACCACCTATTATTTTAAACTTTGGTGAAAATCAAATTGTTAGCGTCATAAATCTAACATCAGACGGAAGTACAACTAGTTTTTATGTTAAATTGTATGAAGAATTACCAGACACAATAGAATTATTCTACGAATGTTGGGTTGGTAGTGAAATAATAAAACCATATTTAGAAATAATTTCAGTTGAACAGCCAGAAGTTGTATTACCAACAAATAAAATAGCGGGACCAAATTTTGATGTTGAAACAAATTATTGGACAATATCGGAAACAGACTATAAATCTTGGACAGACTTATTATCTACAAATGTAGCAACATCACAAGAAATACTAAACAGATACATTTTTGATTCTGGTTCTACTGTAAAATTAAATTTAGATTTTACAGAATTTACAAATTTTATATTTTATTCATCTGCTGAAGAAAGAGTTAAAAACTTTGCATATAAAGTAAATTTAATTCAAACGTATGATACACAATTATCAATAATAGAAAGTTATAGTGGATCATTTACTGGATCTCTTTCTCATGGCGCTTGGAATCCTAGTTTTAATATAACAGGTTCTTTTTCTGCATCATTTGTGAATAATAAAGTTAATATACGAAATTTAAAAAATAAAGTTTTAGGTGGTTTTGATGAATTTGAAAAATGGTTGTATTATGATTTAAGCGGTAGTTACAATTATACATTTCAAACAACTGCTTCAATTACACCATATCCAAAATATGAAGTAAGTAGTAGTAATTTTGATATTAATACAAAATTCGGAAAGTATAAATTATACGATGTAAAATCTAACGTATTCATAGATTGGTATGAAGATTTGTTAGATAAAGCAACCGATTTTGACATGAAAAACTTTAATTCATTGAATAGAACTATACCAGAAGAAATTTCAATTGATAATGAAAATTCTGCATATGTTTCTTTTGTTAATATGATTGGACAACATTTTGATATAATGTATTTGTATACCGATCACATAACAAAGAAAAATACAAGAATAGAAAATCCAAAAGACGGATTATCACAAGATTTAGTGTATAATGTAACACAAAATTTAGGTTGGACATTAACACATGGTACTCAAGCAAAAGACCTTTGGGAATATGCATTAGGATTAAGTGGAAGTGGTGAACCAATTTGGACTGGAAAAACATTAACAAATAGATATGACACATTAAGTGATGAAGAAAGAACAAAAGAAGTATGGCGTAGAATACTTAATAATCTTCCATATATTTACAAAACAAAAGGAACTGCTAGAGGAATAAAAGCATTGCTTTCTGCTTATGGTATACCACAAACAATGTTAAGTATACGTGAGTTTGGCGGTCCTGATATTGCAGATTTTGGAATAATCCCTAGAGCTGATTTTGAAAAATCAACATATTTTTTAAATTTTGCCGGTACTTATCCACTCCCAACAAGACAACATCATGTAAGTGTTCCTTGGGAACGTGTAAATAATGATGTTGGTGAATGGACATATCCTGATACACTAACATTTCGTTGGAGAATGGAACCTGAAAAAAGTTATGGATATGGTTTAAGTCCAACTCAAACATTATTGCAAAAAAATTCTGGAAGTAATGTTGATTGGTTTGTTGTTGTAAGTAAAGACTCAACTGAAAGTGAAAGAGGTAGTGTTTATTTTTATTTAGGAAATGGCACTGGATATGCAACTGCTTCCATAACCGATCAATATTTGTATGACAACATACCATTAAATTTGATGATTAGACGAAGTTTGAGAAATGATCAAACATCTTCAAATCAAGTGTATGATTTAGTATTAAAAACAAATAAATATGGAAAAATTGCTGTTGAAGCATCCGCTTCAATTGTAGTTAGTGGTAGTATTAGTGGAAGTTACAATGAACGATGGACAAGAGACGGAGTTTTATTTATAGGATCAGGATCTAATTCAGAAACCACAGATATTTTATCTGGATCTGTATTTGAGTTAAGATATTGGTCAAGACCATTATCAACTGGATCTTTTAATAATCATGTTCTTTCTGCTAGGTCATATAATGGTAACACTCCAACTTCTTCATTTTATGATTTACAAGCTCAATGGAAATTTTGGCAGAAATTTGATGCTAGTGTTACAAAAAGTTTAGATAGTAGCCATCCTGATCAAAAGAAAAATACTTTTTATAGTTCTTCCAAAAAAGCAACTTTTCATGGATTTAATTCATCTTCATGGGAACCAATATATGAAGTATATTCTATGGAAGTTCCTTCAACTGCTGGTGATACACCTTATGCACAAAAAACAAGGATTGATTCGGGTTCTTTGTATGCAGGTATACACCCATATGTTTCTACTGAAATTTCAATGTTTGATGAATCACCCGTTGATTCAAATAAATTAATGGTTGCATTTTCACCACAACATATAATAAATGAAGACATATATGAGGCAATAGGTTATACAACAATAGACGATTATTTTGGGTATTATGATGATATGTACAAAAATGAATACCCAAAATTAAAATGGTTTGCTAGTGAGTATTGGCAAAAATATCCAAATAAAAACGATTTTACTGCTTACATAAATTTAATATCCATATATGATTTTAGTTTATTTGAACAAATACGGCAAACTTTACCCGCAAGGGCAAATCCAATACTGGGTTTAGTTGTTGAACCAAATGTATTGGAACGTTCAAAAGTTGCTGCTTTGCGTGGAATTGAAGGTGAAAGTAGAGATAAATTTGTAAAAGAAACTCCAGATTTAGACACATTACCTGATCCAAGTGCAAATTTAGAAAAAAAAGTAACAACAATATACATTGGATTTGATACAGTAGTGCGTAAATCACAAGATATTAATGTTGGTTTATCAAACAATGATATTGATTTAAATTTTGATTTGGAAGGAAATAAAGATGATTTGTTGGGTGAACACGATATAAAAACATTTGCCTACATATTAAATAATAGTAGTAAAATTCAAAAAGTTGATGATTTGAATTTAAAACCAGAAACAAAAATAGATTACAGACAATACTTATCTTTACTTGATGAAACAAAAATAAAATTGTTATCAAAATACAATCAATTAAATACAAGTATTTTTGAAAAATTAAAATTTGTTTCAACATTAAATAAAATTTACGCAGGTTCATTACCATCGGCTTCATTTGTAGTTTCGTATAATAAAATAAGTATTTATCCAGATGCAACATTACAACAAAATCTTGGATATGGTCCTAAATGGAATTATAGAAATAGTATAAAACCAATAAGACAAGCACTTATTGTTCCAATTACATCATCAAGACGTGATGATTATTACAAAATTTTTGCTCCAATTTATTCTACAGCAATAAGTGCAAGTGAAAATATGTTTTCACAATTTATTATTAAAAGTGCACCATATACAAATCCTGCAAATTTACCGGCTGGAACTAGACGTAGAAATTTTGAAGGATCAAAAAATCAATCTGAGGCATTAAATTTTGTTGATGCATCAAAACCATTTATATCACAACCGGCAATAATAAACACGGCAATTTGTGCTGAAAGGCCTTGTCCACCTGATTTATTTAATTTGCCGCATTTGACACTGAATAGGGACGATTAATAATAATTGTATTAAAAATACAATTATTTGTAAATAAAATGTAAAATTAGTATATTTATAGTAGTAAAAATGTTTAGTTTTAAAAAGGAGTACAACAATGGGTTATTTGAATAATCAAACAGTTACGATTGATGCAAAATTAACAAAAAAAGGTCGTGAATTGTTAGCAAAAGGTAGAAGTCAGTTCAACATTACACAATTTGCACTTGCAGATGATGAAGTTGATTATGATTTGTGGAATGTTTCTCACCCACTCGGTATTGATTACTTTGGTACAGTCATAGAAAATATGCCAGTTACGGAAGCAATTACTGATGAAACACAGGCACTAAAATATAAATTGGTAACAATGGATAGAGGACAAATTTCAATTCCATATCTTAAATTGTTGGAAAATAAAGAAGAAATTACATTTGAAATTGCTTCTGGACAAACAGTTGGTACATCAATCCAACAGGCAATAAATCCACAAACTTTGCAAGTTGGAAATGCTGGTGTAAAAGAAACTCAATTAAATTCATCATATACTTTTACATTATTAGATAACACTTATGTTAGATTTTCAAATGTTGCTGATCCTGGTATAGGAAAATCGGTAACATTTTCTGGAACAAATACTGTAATTATTCCACGAACACCAGTTGTTTTTAGTTCTACAAAAAGAACAAAATTAATTATTTCTGGTAATGATACTGGTGCAAGATTAGTAGTTCCAGTTACCATTATACCAGCTACATAATGTATTATTTTGATAATTTGTTTTATGAATTTAATTAGGATATAGCTATGATATTTAGTCAGGTTGAAAATACCGCAATAACAGATACTCTCGGTACAAACCTCAAATCAATTTATACAAGAGGTTTGTGGAATAGTGAAAATGGTGTTGCAGAATTGTTAAATTTTTATACAAGTTCTTTACAAGGAACTTCGTCTAAAAGATACTATTATGAAGTATGGTCTTCTGCATCACTTGAATGTGATGATGAACGTATGTTTTCTGTAGCATATGGTCATATTGCTGGCTCTGGATCAAAAAATGAAGGTGGTGAAATAAACGATACACCTTCACGGGCAATATATTCTCAATACAAATTATCATGTCTTGATGGTGATGAAGAAGGGATTTATATTAGTGGATTAAATGGTTTCAAAAAAGAAATAAAACATTTTTACGTAATAAACATTAACCAAGATAAATTTGGTGATAAACTTGATCCAGGTAATTTTGAAATAAATTTGGCAGAATTAAATGGCGGTGCTTATGCCAACAATGTATTTACTGGTAGTAATGTTCAAGTAAGTTCGTCTAAAAAAGTAATATCTTTAATTGATGACTCAAATGATTCTTCTAATTTTTTGGAATTTAGTGATACTACATCTGTTCCAAAAAATATAGTTAGTGGAACTCTATTAAATGGTATTCACAATAGTGATGATCCACATTATTATGGTGTAGTTTATCCTGATAGAGGTGTTATTCTTTTGGATGCAGACGCATTAGATGTTTCTGCTTCATTTAATACAGTTGGTAGTAGCTCATTATATGGTGATAATTCATATAAAATATTTACATCAATAAGTGGTGCCGCTTCAAATAAAACAGTTGGTTTTACTGCTAGAGCAGTTGATGTAAGAAATACACATTATGTGTTTATTCGTGTTCGTAATACAGAATTTAATTACTCTAATAACCCAACGTATGTTACAGGATCACAAGATCAATCATCCAAAGGAAAAATTAGACATCAAATGTTTGTAGAATCTCCGTATACATACATAACATCAATTGGTTTGTATAATAATCAACAACCTGCGGAATTAATTGCTGTTGGCAAATTGAGTCAACCAATAATTAAATCACCAAATTCGGAATTGATAATCACAGTAAGATTAGTATATTAAAATAAGAGTATTAAGTTATGACAAATTATATCTACAAACAATTTAATGAAGATACTGACATTCATCCGGATCAAAGAGAAGTAGTTACTGCTCCTCTTTGGTCCAATGGACAGGCGGCATTAACAGCTATTCATACAAGTTCTACTCAAAATATAACACAACAAGAATATTATATTGAATGTTTCAATAGTCAATCCAATGTTGAAGGTGCAGAAAGTCAATTTTCTATTGCTTATTGTGATTATGACTCAAGTGGATCATCAACTGGATCTTTGGGAACAGATCTTTATATTAGACCAACAAAAACAAATTATTCCCAATATGCACAATTACTATTGCCTGTTGGTATAGATATTTTTACATTCAATGATGGTGAACCAACAGAAGAAAGTTCCAATTATGTTTATGTAATAAATGTAAACACCGCAAGATTTAAGGATAGAATTGACACGGGAAATTGGCAATTCTCATTGGCTTCATTGGATCACACCGGTTCAGTAAACCCAACTGCCAGTATGACCACATTGATTGACAATTCCTCTGGAACTACTACGGAATTAAATGGTCAAGGTGGCAGACAATATAGAATAGTAAGTGGTAGTATAATTGATGGTATTTATTCAGAGGATCAAACTCCATGGGGATTATTTTATCCAGACAATGGAATATTTGTATTAAATGGTAAAGCATTAGATGTTTCTTGTTCTTTTGATACAAATAGAGCACCAGATACCGGAAGTGGAACATTTAATCATAAAAGATTAGTTACGTCTATGCAGGGAGCTACATCAAACGGTTTATACTTTCAAGGAAGAACAAACGAAGTAATTTCTTCTTTATATTATTTCGCAAGAGTTCGTTGGAATGAATACAATTATAGTAATAATCCAAGTTTTTATGCAGGAAATACTCTCAATTACGGTCAATTAAAACATCCTACAATGGGTCCATCAATGGGAACAGCTGGTAATCCAGAAACATTTATTACAACAATTGGTATGTATGATGATGCAGAAAATTTACTTGCTGTTGCTAAATTGAGTCAACCGATTAAAAATACGTTTGACCATGAATCGATTTTCAAAATTAAGTTAGATTACTAATAAGAGTTATTTAAATGAGTTTAAAAACACCAGTTACCGATGATGATTATAGATCGCTTACACTTGCTGATTTAAGAGGATATTTTGATGCAATAGATTATTATGAAAGAAATGGTAATTCAACTGCTGCACAAACAATATATTCTATATTAAATGGTATACTTCAAAAAAGTACATTATTATCAGATCCAGGTGCATTTGTAACCGGCATTAAAGATTATTTACAATTAAATAATAAACTGATAACTGGAGATCTTACACTTTTAAAAAATTTAAAAGATAATACCCCAACAACAAGAGGGGATTTACCAACCACAACTAATTTGTTTTTAACTGATTGTGCTAATACTCTAGGTGGATCTATTATATTATCTTTGGGTAATATACGAGAAGAACAAGTTGATATAAAATATGGTGATGTAACAAATGAAGATTTTTCATTTTTACGTGAGCCAGGTGTAAAAAGATGTAGATTAGTTGCGGACTTATATTATTGTTGTATTGCAGATTTTGGTGGTGATTTAACACGTGCTGGAAGTGGAAGAAGGGAAACAAAAACTGGAATTGCTTATTCTGGAATAGTTCTTGCTGAGTCTATATTATCATATTACTATGAAGATTGTGGACCTCTTGATGAAAAAACACAATTAGCAACTTGTAGAAGACCAGTTTGGCAATCATGGTATGATATGTCTGATATAGGAGCATATCAAGAATGGAAAACGTTAGACGGAAATGGAAATTTAATTCCATGGTCTCAAACAATTTCTGGAAAGGGAATAATAGAATTAATAATGTCTGGTGTTGGAACTGGTATTAATGCAAAAGTAAATGTTAGATTTGCATTTTCAGATCAACCCTGTATTCCAATAGGAAGTGGTGTAGATAATCCATTTGATAATAGTAGAGGTTCGTACATTGATAAAATAATGATGCGAACAAAAGATTCAAGTGGTAAAAATTTTAGATTATACGAAAGTGTTTCTGTTTATAGTGGTCTTGCCGGTCAAATTCAAAGATTAAGTAAATCTGGTATACAAAATAGTGCAGAGTTTAATTACAATATAAATACCGATGATGATGCTCAAGCTAGAAGAATTGAAAATGCATATCCATCTGGATGTAGAGGTAAAGGCGAATGTATTTGTGGTGGAGATGACATCAATGATTGCGTTGAAGTTGAACAACCAACAGTAGAAAGGCGTCAAAAAGTAGGATCAAATGGTGATCTTATTTATGTTGATGAATATTCAACTGAAAATATGTATACAATAGTTCCAGATCAACCTTGTTATGAGGGTAGAATTAGAAGAAGATTAAGGTTTATTGCTAATGAAAGAAAAATTATTGTAACAAAAAATTGTCCTGGAAAAGATCCAGTTCGTTATGAAAAATGGGTTGATGATAATTTTATACCAGAAAGTTCACAAGCCAGTGTAGTAGAAATAGATTTTCTTGATGTACGTCCTGCATTTGATAGTACAGGTAAACCACTATTTCCTGGATGTATAGGAAAAGAAGAATGTAATGATGAAGAACCATATGTTGATCCAAGTGATCCATGTGGTTGTTTTGAAATTCATGCTTCAAAATGTTACATAAAATATCCAGATTATACTACTCCTGGTGGATATAAACTTCCTGGATTAAGAATTTTATCCAAAGAAAATTTTAGTGGATTAGGTCCAGGAATAAAAGTTAAAAGAAGAAATAAATCTGCACATTGTTTAGACAATCCAATTAGAGTATACAATGGATTAATTGATACAAAAGATGTATTAACTGGTAGAGAAACAAAAGTTATACGAGGTTTGTTCAATGACAAACAATCATTAACTTGTTATGCAACAAGTTCATTACAATCTACCTCATCAAAAGAATACTATTATCAAATAACTGATTGTGAAGAATGTGATTTAATAAATTATTTTGGTGTTGCTTATGGTCATTACAACGGTTCTGGTTCAAAAATGTCTGGATATGAATCAAATGACTCACCAACAAGAGCAATATATTCACAGGCAAGATTAATTTCTTTGGATCCACCAGAAAAACAATTTAGTTTTTATACAAATGCTACTGTATCATTATCGGATGAAATTTATATTATTAATTTCAATAGAGATGCAATTGTAAATAAACTTGATCCAGGTAATTTTGAAATAGGATTAAGTGAATTAAGTGGAAATTCTTATGCCAATAATATCCATACTGGTAGTAATGTACAAGTAAGTTCATCCAATAAAGTTTTAACATTTATTGATAATTCAAATGATTTAACCGAAGAAATTAGTTGTACAAATGAATATGGTGATGTTTATTATTATTTAATAAGTGGTAGTCTTGCAGATGGTGCTCATTCAACAGGACTTGGAACGGAAGAAACAAATGCAACATTTAAAACATATGGTATTGTTTATCCAAATTCTGGTTTAATTATTTTGGATGCAAAAAAATTAAATGAAGAACTTTCATTTAATAGTGTAACTGGTAGTAATATAGCCGGTGATAATGCATTCAAGTTGTATAAATCTATTGTTGGTGCATCGGATTTAAATTATCCAATGAAAGCAAGAAATATAAACAATAAAACAACAAATCATTATTTTATTCGTGTTTCTGCTAATATGGCAAATTACAGTAATAATCCTACATTTGTATTAGAAAATCCAACAAATCAAACAACTGGACTTATTCGTTATGATTGTTTTAAAAATGATCCTATTACATTTATTACAACTATTGGATTGTATAATAACAGTAGAGAATTGCTTGCTATTGCAAAATTAAGTAAACCTTTAATGAAAACACCAAATGTTGATTTATTGATAAAAATACGTCTACATTGGTAATAATATAAAGTGAAGTTATGGCATTAAGTTCTCAACAACAAATTATAGTAAATGCCTACAAAGTTGCATTGAATAATAAAGAAGCAACCAGTATATTGATTTCTGGTAATAATATAAGTGGTAGAATTACAAATCCTCTTGCATTAGATGAATTTACTTTAATAAGTAAAATTGCTCTTACTGTAAAAGATTATATCAACAATTATATCAAAAAAGGTGGAAAGGATCCTTTTGAAAAATGGTTAAGATCAACAATTCCCACATATGTAACTGAATGGAATGACCTTTACAAAAAAAATCCTTTATTTGAAAATTTTAGGTCATTGATATTGATAATTAGTCCTGGTATAGCAAGTACAACTATTGGACAATGGACATTAAGTGCAGCACAAACTAAACCAACTCCAAGTGAATTTGAAGCTATGGATGTTGGATATATTGGTGCAATCAAAAATGGTGATAATCTTGTTTTGCTTGGTAGAACTGTTAGAGTATTAAACATTCACAGAACTGCAAATCAGTTTGCATTATCAACCACAAGAACGTTTACTTTTAATGTAAATCGAATAGATGGAAAACTTGATAAATTAACAGTTAATGTACCCACTAACATTGAAGTATTTTTTGCTTCGTCAAAAAATATACTAACGGCAAATGCAGATGATACAAAAATTGTATTAAACCAAATGTCAGAACAATACAATGCAGGTATTGCAAAAAACACTCCACCACAAGAACTTGTAAACATATATCATTTAATGCCATTTTCTCCAAAGTTAAAATTAGATGGTACTGATAGAAAATATCAAAATTTTACATATAAGATTGGTTTTTTGAATGCAGAAAGTTTATCATTTCTTGAAAAAGAAACAAAAATTTCAAAAGATTTTTTGTATGATTTAGAATGTTTATGGATAGAACAGGAAAATTATCCAAATGAATTGGCATTAAGTCATGTTCCTTTATTTTCTGGTTGGCCAAAAAATGTAGATGGATCTTACAAGGATGTTGTTGATGAATATTATGAAGATTTATGGAAAAGTCAAATACATGCAAGATTTGTATTTTTAGTAAAAGACGAAATACTTGATAATATAATTGAATTTTTCTCAAATGCAACTCCAAATTCTGTTCCATTTATGCCAGTAATAGATACAGAATTTAAATATAATTTGGCAATTTTACCGGCAGGTGCAACAAGACCATCAGTAGTTGATCAAAGATTTTCATTAGACGTAATAACATCTGGTGCAAATACATTTGATCCAACAACATTTATTGACAACAGAAATGCAATACAAACCTATGGTCAGTTGGTTGATTTTGATTATCAAAAAGAAAATCCAACCGGTACAGCAAACAGAATAGATTTATTAAGTTGGTTAAGACTTACTGTTATACCCGCATTGGCCTCAAGACAAGTTTATAGAAATAGACCAAACATAACTGATCAAGTATTAGTAAATAATATCGTTTCTTCACAAATGTTTACACAAATATGGGATATAAATTTTAGAAGAAATAATATAGAAATTGTAACAAACGATGAAGAACATTCTGCAATGTCTATTTTGATAGAAAATGCATTGACGGGATTAGAAAAATTAGATGTTGATTGGAAAACAATAAACATACTGATATTAAATTTATTAAAAAGATACATAGATTTTACAAAATTTAGAGGTTATCCGCCAATAGTTGGTTTTCCTATTGGGTTTATGGCGGATTATGATAGATTTGGTATAATTGAAGGATTTAGATACGGTGGTGATCAAATCAATGATGTTGGAACAAACTCGTCAAAACCACCTATTGTACAACCTGATCCATTTATTGATTTGGATATAGCAGAAGATTGGTTTCCAGATCCTCCTTATATTTTTAAAGGAATATCAAAAGCAAATGATTATTTTAAATCAATAAAACTATTAAAAACAAGAGGATTGTTTAGATGTAGTGGAGAAAAAATATCTACATTTTATACTGGTTCTACGAGTGTTAGTCATTCAAAATATTTTATTCCCGTTTACGATACACCACCAACAAACTCAAATGCATACCATAGATTTGATTTAGCATTTGGTCATACCGATGGTTCTGGATCAAGTTATATTGTAGATGACATAGACATTCTGCCATCAAAAAGTATTTATCGAAAATATATGCTAGAATATATGGGAACAACCGAAGGTAAATTTAAGTTTAAAGATGGTAAAACATCCGATTATATTTATGTTATTGAATTTAATAGAGACGATATTAAAGATAGAATTGATCCAGGTAATATACAAATTACATTTTGTCCACTTTCATCAAGTTCAAATCAATTAATAAACACGGGAAGTAACTTCCAAGTAGATTATACAAGTGGTCAAATCTATACTCTAATTGATGATAGTAATGATGTTGATGAAAGTGAAAGTATTGTAAATTACATACAAGACCATTATTATTTAATATCAGGATCAATTCAAGAAGGTGCATATGATGATAATAACAAAGAAGCATGGGGTATAGTTTTTCCAAAAAATGGCGTTATAGTATTAGATGGAACAATGATGGATCAATCATGTTCATTTAATACTGTTACTGCATCAATTGATGGTGATAACAGTAGAAAATTATTATTATCTATTAGTGGTTCATGTTCTCCTAATCCAATGAGAACAACAAGTGGTTCATGGTTTGGTAGGTCTACCGAAGAATACATGAGAGAGACTTATGTTTGCCGTGTTCAAGGTAATGAATTTAATTATACAAATAATTATACATATACAAATGATAGTGGTTCTTTAAAGAATTTTCAAATACTTACACCATTTACATACATAACATCTGTTGGATTATACAATAGAAATGGGGATTTGGTTGCCGTTGGAAACACACATAGACCATTAAGAAAAGATAGAAATACTGAATATATTTTTCAAGTTAGAGTTAGGTTAATTTAAAAAATGGAAACTCTTGATATATCACCCCAACGCCAAAATCCTCCATTAAATCCTGTAATTGGAAGTGGCTATAAACCATTTATGGTTGATGGCGCCGGTTCAAATTATGTATTCAAAAGACTAAAATCAGGTGATTATACAATTAGACCTATTACTGTAAAAAAAACTTGGGAATTTACAACAAATACTTCCAGTATAAATTATTATGCAAATAATAAAATTGAACCTTATAGATTTTTATATCCAGAAAATCATAAGTATTTTGGAAACATTGTAAACATTTCATCATCATTATATCAAAGACCTTTTTTATCTCAAAGTTTAGATCCAAAATTATTATGGTATTATTTAGATCATAACTACTATACGGACTATAATAAAAATGATAAAGTTTCATCGTATGTTATGGATTATACTTTAGAAAAATCTTTGTCCGAGTCCGGTTCAATGCTTGTTATACCAAGATCATGTATAGGTGAAGGTATTTACAAAAAAAGTATTGAAATAAAACATTTTAATATAACAACGTCTTCATTGAATTATACATTAGTAGATGATGGTTATGGTAATATATTAGACACATCTATTAATCCTACAAAAATTATTGACAAAAATAATTTAGTATTGTATGTTGGATTTAACGAAAAATATCGTGAAAGAGATTTTCGTAAAAAAAGAAGTGACTATGTAATTGACTATTCTATTAGAGAAAATAATGTAAAAATTGTAAGTAGTAGTTTTAAAAAAATATCATATAGCTCTGGAATACCATTAAATGATGTAAGTGCCTCTTCTGGAATTTCTGTAAATTTAACCGGATCATATTTTCATGTTCAAGAAAAAAATAGATTTAATTTTGGAAGAAATGAAAATTTTGCATTTAGTTTTTGGTTAAATGTTCCAGTATCTCAATCAGATACAACAAACACATATAATAATCTTTTTACAAAAAATTATGTAACATATAAAGATTATTTAGTGCAAGGAAGTAAATCAGATAATCCTTTTGATATATTTGAAATTACTGTTGATGGTGTTAATGTAAAAAATAAAATAGAAACGGTTGAAACTAAAAAATCAATTAATCAATATCCATTTGATATAACATTAACAAATTATACACATGAAGAACCAAACAAAATACTATTTAAACAAAAATCAATAAATAGAATAAATGAAGTTAGTTCAAGTGCATTATCTACACAAACTTGGCATCATATTGTTTGTCAAAAATCCGCAAGTTGTTTACAAATATGGGTAGACGGAAATCTTGATATTAGTCAAGATTTGCCAACACTTTCTGGAACAAGAAATGATAGTAATTTTTATATTGCAGGAAATGGAACAGATATTTCATCTTATCACGGAGTTTTGGATGAAGTAAGAATTTACAATAAATTTTTAAATTCAAATGACATTGCAAATTTATATGATAATGATTATCAATATGGTTATGCATATCAATCAAGACGTGTTGGTAATGTGTTTTACAATGAAGGTATAATAACGATAGCTGATCCAAGACCAAAATATAATAATGCTTTGCTTGGAAGAAACGGTAATTTTGATTATCATACAACAGATTATGGATTTGAAGGTAAGTTTAAATCACAAGTAACATTTTATGAACATGAAATTATTTGTAAAATTCGTAGACATGAATTTAATTTTACACAAAATCCAAGTATACGAAAAGATAAAGATAGTGATTCACATTTAATAGAAGATTATGTAACTGGTTCATATTTTAATCCTTATGTAACAACAATTGGTTTGTATAATGATAATCAAGAATTAGTTGCTATTGCAAAGTTAGCAAATCCAACAGCAAAACGAGATGATGTAGATATGAATTTTATTGTAAGGTTTGATATTTAATGCGTAGAAATCAAGTTGCAATAAAACATGGATTTCGTAGTGGGTTAGAAGATATAGTAAATGATATGCTTAAAGAAAATGGTAAATCATTCTCCTACGAAAGTGAAAAAATATCCTACATCCAACCGGAAACTAAACACAATTATACGCCAGATTTTGTCCTAAACAAAACGGATGGCAACAAAATGTATATTGAAACAAAGGGTAGATGGGTAAAAACAGACAGATTAAAATTTGATTTGATATTCGATCAATATCCAGAAATAGACATTCGTTTTGTATTCCAAAATCCAAATGCAAAATTATACAAAGGAAGTAAAACAACCTATGCTCAATACTGTGATAAGAAAGGGTGGCATTGGGCAAAAAAAGAAATACCAGAGGAATGGTTGAAAGAATGTTTGTAATTGTAACAAATTTTTCTTATATTTATTGCTATACCAAGTATTTTTTTTGGAGATTATGAATGAATAAACAAAGAATGCAAAAACTTGCTGGTCTTTTGAAGGAAAACATCAATGAAGCCAGTGGTAAAATCAATGCGAAAATTACAGCTGTTGAATTTGATTTTGAATCAGATGACGATTATGGGGATGTATCTCCAGCAGAACAGAAAAAATTTGTTGCTTCTGTAATAGGTAAAACGTATCAAGTTGATGACGAAGATGAAATTGCAGACGCTATTTCAGACGATACAGGGTGGTTAGTAATGAGTTTACAATACGAACTTCAAGATGCAATAGTTCAACGTAAAATGAAAAAGTAAAATCTTCTTAAAGAAGCCATGGAGCTAACCATAGACCAAAATCTTCCGAATGCTATCAACAAAATTACATCATTCAGCAATGAATATTGGAATAAAATACGGGAGTATGAAAGAAATACGGTGGAACCTTTCACGGAGCGGTTGGCAGAAGAATGGTTAAAAGAATGCTTGTAATTGTAACAAATTTTTCTTATATTTGTTACAAGTATTATTTTCCGTAAAGTGTGGTTATGATAAATTACGATTTGTTATCTCTTGTTGAGAAAGTTCTTGGTAAAGGTAGAAGAACATCTGGCAACAATTATTCATTCTTTTCACCTTTCATCAGTCATTACAAACCAAAACTTGAAATTGATTTAACTGTAAACAATAACGGTGAAAATCCATGGCATTGTTGGGTTAGTAATGCTAAAGGTAGAAGTATAGTTTCACTATTCAAAAAAGTAAAAGCAGGTAAACAATACCTAGATGACTTAAATAAAATACTCAAAACAAAAAATCTATACATTAAAGATAAATCCGAAACAAAAGAAGAATTGGTTTTACCAAAAGAATTTATCCGTTTATACGAATACCCAAAGATAAAAGACATTCAAGTAAAAATGCAAATGAAACAAGCATTAAATTATTTGAAATCAAGAGGAATTGGTAGAACGGATATATTGCGTTATGGGATTGGTTATTGTCCTAATGGTAATTATTCTGGCAGAATTATTGTTCCATCTTATGATGAAAACTTCAATCTAAACTTTTTTGTTTCTCGTTCTATTTTTGAAGAAGACACATTAAAATATAAAAATCCAAAATGGAGTAAAGATGTTATTGGATTTGATTGTTTTATTGATTGGGATGAACCGGTTACACTTGTTGAAGGTGTATTCGATGCAATTACTGCACGATATAATGCAGTTCCACTCTTCGGCAAAATTATTCAACCAAAACTTCGAGAAAGAATTTTACTTCGCAAACCACCAAAAATAATTGTTGCACTTGATAATGATGCTTATTCGGATGCCATAAAAATATCTTCATCGCTTCTATCAGAAGGTATAAATGTTTCAATAGTTCAAATGCAAAGTAAAGATATAAATGAAATGGGTTTCAAGGATTTTTCAAGTTTGAAATCAGTTACACCACCAACAGACAGTTATGATATAATTAAACAAAGGATATTATATGCTTAAAGAAACATTGTGGTCAGGCGGACTTTCCCGTGTTGATACCATATTACATATTGCTGATGTTCACATTCGTAATCTAAAAAGACACGATGAATATAGAAGTGTGTTCAAAAAACTTTATGATATTTGTGAAAGTAAAGTAAAAGAAAATCCTAACACAATAATATATCTTGCCGGTGACATCGTTCATGCAAAAACAGACATGACACCTGAACTTGTTAATATGGTTACTGAATTTCTTGATACTCTTTCAAGAATTGCACCAACAATTTTGATTGCAGGTAATCACGACTGTAACTTGAATAACATGAGTAGAATGGATGCACTTTCACCGATTGTTTCTATGATAAATGGTGAAATGAATGAATTATTTTATCTAAAACAAACCGGTGTATACTCATTGGAGAATGTTGATTTTTTTCTTAATTCTGTTTACGAAAATCCAAAAGACTTTATTTTAGCAAATGATGTTCAAAGTGATAGAGCAAAAATAGTATTGTATCATGGACCAGTTGATAGAGCAGCAACCGATGCCGGTGTTCTTATGAAACACAATGATGTAAAGATTGAAATGTTTGATGGGTTCGACTATGGTATGTTTGGAGATATTCATAAGTTTCAATATCTTGATGTTGATGGTAAGTTTGCTTATGCGGGTTCACTCATACAACAAAATTATGGTGAAGGTTTAGTTCACGGTATCATTGAATGGGATATTAAGAATAAAAAATCAAAGTTTATTGAAATTGAAAACGATTGGTCATATCACACTATTGATGTTGAAAACGGTAAAATTAAAAAGTTGCCAACAAAGTGGACAAAGTATAATTCTATTCGTTTGAGAATATCAAACACACAACATTCAGAAGTTAATCAAATAATGACTGAACTAAAATCATTGACAAATGTTATAGATATTAGGACACAACATCTTGTTGGTTCAAGTAATGGTAATGTTCAAACAAAAGTAAATCCAATTGGTAAAATTCGTGATGTTGAATACCAAAACAAACTTATTACTAATTATGTAAACGATAAGTTTTCAGTAACAGACGATATACTTGAAAAGATTAGGGGTATAAATAGAAATGTAAATACCAAATTATCAGAAAGTGATGTTGTTCGTAATCTTATATGGAAACCAATTTCATTTGAATTTGAAAATATGTTTTCATACGGTAAGGGTAATAGAATACAATTAGATGGGATGAATGGAATATACGGATTGTTTGCACCAAATGCAAGTGGTAAGTCTTCCATTCTTGATGCAATTATGTTCTGTCTATTTGATAAATGCTCGAGAACATTCAAAGCAGCACAAGTTCTCAATAATAAAAAAGATAACTTTCAATGTAAACTACATTTTATGATTGGTGAGAAAAACTTTTACATAAAGAGAGTTGCCACGAAAGAAAAGAAAGGAAATGTAAAAGTTAATGTAGATTTTTGGTATGAAGAAAACGGTGATTTGGTATCACTCAACGGCGAAGACCGTGATGGGACTAATTACGCCATACGGAAGTATATCGGAACTTATGATGATTTTGTCCTAACGGCAATGTCATTGCAAGGTAATAATACAAACTTCGTAGATAAAGCACAAAAGGATAGAAAGGATTTGTTGGCACAATTCTTTGACTTAAATTTATTTGAGGAACTAAATTCTATTGCTACGGATGAAGTGAAGGGATTACAGGCATTGGTCAAGGAATTTAAGAAACAAGACCATTCAACAAAATTAGCAGATGCCATTGGTATTCATAAAGCAAATACAATACTTTTGGAAGAAACAACTGATCAGAAGGGTTATATTGAGAAAAAAATAGAAAAATTAACCGTTTTCATTTCCGAATTAAATAAAAAACTAATACCGATTGCAGACAATTTTTCTTCCAAATCTGTCCAATCATTATTAGATAAGAGATATTTATTAGATAGAAAGAGTAATGATTTAATAAATGAAATAAAGTCATTAGAGGATGAATTGGGTGATGCAAAAACATCACATGAAAAGTATATTGGTTTATCAAAAGAGTTTGATAAAGAAACTCTTATGGAAAAGAAAGAAAGGATTGACATTGTTCGTAACCGAATAACAGAACTTGAAGCTGATTTGCGTAGTGTAAAGTTAAAAGTCCAACATTGTCAAGATAAAATTGATAATTTGAAAGACCATGAGTATGATCCAAACTGTGAGTTTTGTGTAAATAATGTTTTTGTTAAGGATGCAGAAAGAGCAAAATCACAGATTTGGGGATTTGAACAAGACAGAGATGAATTGAATTTTGAATTGCGTAATTTGAACGAGGAATTTACAAAAAATTCACCCGTTTATTCTGAATTAGAAAAATTACATTCTCTCGAAAATAGTGCTTTCAAATATGAGAAACAAATTTATTCGGTAGAAAAACAAATTTTTTCTGCAAAAGAAGAACAGAAAAGAATACATGATGAAATTGGTAACATAGATATTCAGATTGAAAAGTATAAAGAAAATGAAGATGCCATCAATCAGAATAACAAAATTCAATCAGAAATTGATGAATTGGAAACTGAAAAGAATACTCTATTAAAAGTTGAATTGAAGAAAATTGATGAAAGTATTTTAGAGTATAATGGAAATGTAAAGGTTAGTGAAAAGGTAATAGATGAATGTGAAGTATCTATACAAAAGTTGAAAGACCTTGAAAAAGAATATGAAGCATACGATTATTATTTGAAGGCGGTAAATAGAAACGGTGTTCCGTATGAATTGATAAGTAATGCTTTGCCAAGTATTCAAGAAGAAACAAATAATATATTGGCAAATGTGGTTGATTTTCAAGTCCTATTTGATACAGACGGAAAGAGTATTAACACATACATAGTATATGACGATGACCGTTTTTGGAATTTGGAATTGTCAAGTGGTATGGAAAAATTTATTTCATCACTTGCCATAAGAACAGCATTGATACAAGTTTCGTCTTTACCAAGACCAAACTTTATTGCAATAGATGAAGGATTGGGTGTTCTTGATCCAACAGTTATGGCAAACTTCTCTCTGTTCATGGAGTATTTGAAAACACAATTTGAGTTTGTGATACTTATATCACACATAGATAGTGTTCGTGACATGGTGGACAATCACATTGAGATTAAAAAAGAAAACGGATTTTCTAAAATAGAGACATAATTGAGAAATAGATGATAAGACGAGAATTACAAAGTAAAAATTTGGGCAGAGTTCGTACACGATTTGAAGATAAAACTTCAAATTCTCCTAATTTTATCAATGTAACTTCAAAACAAAATTTGATAAAATCTGGTAAAAATCATTTTACATATAAGCCAAATTTTAAATATCTATCATCAAACTTTCCAATTGAAATTGATATTGTTGCTAGTAATGGTAGAACAATTTATTATGAAAGTACAAATAAATTGGATGTTGATGGATCTAGAATTTTATCAATATACATATATGATATAAACCTTATTGGTGAAATTAGTATTATATTTGTTGGAACGGCATCCCATGATTTATCATTAAAAAGTCTTCCAAGGAACGACGTAGTTAGTAGAAATTTTAAGTACATCCATAGGATGAATTTAAATTCTTTTGAAAAAAATGACTCAAAAATTATATTTTCAAAAACCCCTTCATTTGATATAAAAGAAATTTCTTCTTATGTTATTGAAGAAAAATTTGATGACAAAAAATTAAAAAAATTAAGTGGAACTGGATCTTATTCGTATAATGCAGATTCTGTTTCATTAATTGACGGTAAAAATGAATTCAAACCTGAAATGAAAGGTGGAACTGTATCCTTTCCTTTTCTATCAAAACTAACATTTCCATCTGGATCTAGAGCATACGGTGATCAACCATTTAAAACTTCTGTTGCGGCATTCCGTGCTCCAGCAAGAATAACTCTTGAAGATAGAATGTTTGTAACCGCATCTTTCGGAAGAGATAGAGGTTTATTAAAACCAGTCACTTCTATACAACAGCAACACTATGTGATTGAATATAATGATAGTTCAAAACAAAGGGTAATAACGGAAAATCTTAAACCGTATGCTAAAATAGATATTACTAATTTAGATGTAGATACTGGTAAGGTAACAAGGGTAAAAGTTCATACGAAAAGTTCATTCCGCCCATCAAGTGAATTTGAATTGGCTTATGATGGTGAGGTTTATCCAAAAAATACATTAGTTGAGTCAAATAATAATATAATTGAAAATCCTTTGGGAGTTTTTGATAATAAATTGATATTGACAGTTTCGGGATCAACAACCACATCTTCAATTGATCCTGTTAATTATTGGAGAGTTGAAGCAATAAACGGTGCTCCGGGTGCTACAAAAGTAACCAGTTCAAGGTTTATTCCAAATGGAATACAACTTGTTCCATCCATAGGATCTACTCTTTCTGGAAATCAAGAACATTTACTAATACAAACATCCAGTTATGCAACAACTTTTGTTGCAAATTCTGTTTACAATCTGTCATTTAATTATTCATTAGGTACACCGCAACAAGATACTAGACCGCAAAAAATTGCAGTTTATATTGAAGGAAGTGCATTTGTAAATAATTCACCACACGGAAAGTATTTGGGTGATGTACCTGGAACTGGATCAAATGGTGCTGTTGCTTTTAATTATTCAATTCCAATAGTTCCAAATTTTGGCGGTAACGGTGTATTAAAATTTTTAATGAGAGATAATGCAACAATATCCGATATATCTATTAAAGAAAAATTAGATTTAGGGTTTTCACCTAGTAATACTATTCTATACGTTCCTATTAAAAATGTTCATAGAAATGAATATTTAGATTTTAAATTTGAATTTTTTGATTTTACATCTAAACCCGCAGATAAAAGTTTCATCAAAACAGGAATTCCTTTTGTTGGCGGTAATCTATATGCAGCTGGTAATGATACCACAATAAATGGTGGTAGATTTACCGGTTCATTCAATGGCCAATTTACAGGAAATCTAACAGGTTCAGTAGCAGGAACATCAGGATATGCAATATCTGCATCTTATGCACACAATGCTACTACTATTACTGGTTCAAATGGAACCAACGGATCATCAGGTGAATCTGGTTCCCCTGGAGCAAATGGTACATCGGGAACGAATGGATCATCCGGTGCTCAAGGTGCTCCCGGTGCTGGTGGTGCTAATGGATCAAACGGTTCATCCGGTTCGGATGGATCATCCGGAACAGGTGGCTCATCTGGAAATAATGGTAGTTCTGGTGAAAGTGGATCCGGAGGTTCTTCCGGAACAAGTGGATCATCCGGATCAGATGGTTCATCTGGCCAATCTGGAACTGCCGGTTCTGGTGGCACATCTGGATCTTCTGGATCATCAGGATCTTCTGGATCATCAGGATCTTCTGGATCATCAGGATCTTCTGGATCATCTGGTGAAACATATGGTACATCTGGAACTTCGGGCACATCTGGAACAAGCGGTAGTTCTGGAGAAAATGGTTCTCAAGGTTCTACTGGTTCAGCTGGAACTTCAGGAACTTCTGGTACATCCGGTGAAACATTTGGTACATCGGGAACAACCGGTACATCTGGAACAACCGGTACATCAGGTTCTTCCGGTATAGATGGTACATCTGGAACAACCGGTACATCAGGTTCTTCCGGTATAGATGGTACATCGGGAACAACAGGCACATCTGGAACAACCGGTACATCTGGAACAACCGGTACATCTGGTACAACGGGTACTTCTGGTACATCCGGTGAAACATATGGGACATCTGGAAGTGGTGGAAGCTCTGGAACTTCTGGAACATCAGGATCAAGTGCATCATCTGGTACATCTGGAACAACAGGTACATCTGGAACAACAGGCACATCTGGAACAACCGGTACATCTGGAACAACAGGCACATCTGGAACAACCGGTACATCTGGAACAACAGGCACATCTGGAACAACCGGTACATCTGGAACAAGTGGTAGTACGGGTTCATCTGGATTTTCTGGTGATAAGTATACAACATCATCAAGCACTAGTAATACGATTGGAACTGGATCAAAAACATTTACAGTGGAAACTAATTTGTCTTTTATTGTAGGTCAAGTTATTATTATTGCATATGATTCTAATAATAAAATGCTTGGTGTAGTTACTTCGTACAATAGTGGAAATGGTCAATTTGTAGTTAATATAGATGGAAGTGTTGGTAGTGGCACATATTCAACGTGGTCAATATCTTTAGCTGGAGTAAATGGTTCATCTGGATCTTCAGGATCTTCAGGATCTTCTGGATTATCTGGTTCATCTGGATCATCAGGAACAGATGGATCATCTGGAACAAACGGACAAAATGGTACATCTGGAACAAACGGACAAAATGGTACATCTGGAACAAATGGTGTAAAAGGAGATACCGGTGATGCGGGCACATCCGGTACATCTGGAACTGCTGGATCATCTGGTCAAACATATGGAACATCTGGAACTGCTGGATCATCTGGAATTGATGGTTCAGATGGTACATTTGGAACATCAGGAACAAATGGAACATCCGGAACAGCTGGATCATCTGGTATAAAAGGAGATACCGGTTCTGGTGGCACATCCGGATCATCCGGCGAAAATGGAACGTCTGGATCATCTGGAACCACAGGCACATCCGGCGAAAATGGAACGTCTGGATCATCTGGTGAAAATGGAAGTTCTGGAACAAGTGGAGATCGTGGTACATCTGGATCATCTGGAACCGGTGGAACATCCGGATCAAGTGGTATAAACGGTATTAATGGTACAAGTGGAAGTGGTGGTTCATCCGGTACGGATGGTACATTTGGGACATCGGGATTATCTGGAACCAATGGCACATCTGGAACTAGTGGGATTCAGGGAATGCCTGGATCATCGGGAACATCTGCAACTTCTGGAACAAATGGAACATCAGGAACATCAGGTAGTGCGGGTTCGGATGGATCATCTGGATCTTCTGGTGTAAAGGGAGATACTGGTGTTCCGGGAACATCTGGAACTTCAGGAACTGCTGGTTCATCCGGATCAAATGGTGTGATGGGTCCTTCAGGAACATCGGGATCTTCCGGTGATTCTGGTTCTTCTGGAAGTAGTGGGACTACTGGAACTGCTGGTAGTTCTGGAACAAATGGAACTAGTGGGGGTCAGGGAATACCTGGAACATCGGGAACATCTGCAACTTCTGGAACAGATGGAACATCAGGAACATCAGGTAGTGCGGGTTCGGATGGATCATCTGGATCATCCGGTGGTAAAGGAGATACTGGTAATCCTGGAACATCAGGTTCTTCCGGTGAAAATGGTACATTTGGAACATCAGGAACAAATGGAACATCCGGAACAGCTGGTGCTTCTGGAACAAATGGAACTAGTGGAAATGCTGGAACAAGTGGATCTTCTGGACTTTTTGGTGGTAACAGTCAGAAATATATTTTTAATACAAATACTGATGATACTGATACTATTAATGGGAATTTAAAATTTAACAATGCAACATATTCTAATGTCACACAAATTTTTATAGACGATTTAAATTCTTCTGGCGTTGATATATCATCAACTTGGATTGCCTCATTAGATGATTCTACTAATTCTATTAGAGGAACAATTCGTATATTTAAGGAATATGATTCATCTACATTTGTAGTATTTAATATCACAACTAATAATATAACTGCTACGGGATATAAAAAAATAAATGTTTCTCATGTAGTTAGTTCTGGAACATTTGCTAATAGTGATAGTATAATAATAACATTTGCTCGGTCAGGTGATGGTGGAACTGGCGGTACATCTGGCAATACTGGTACTGCTGGAACTTCTGGCTCAAACGGTAAAAATGGTACAGACGGATCATCCGGTAGTGCTGGTTCAGACGGATCATCGGGATCTTCTGGAGTGAGTGGAACAAACGGAACTTCTGGATCAAATGGTGTTTCAGGAACAGCAGGCACTTCAGGTACATCTGGAACAACAGGTACATCTGGAACAACAGGCACATCTGGAACATCTGGTACTTCTGGAACAAGAGGAACATCTGGTACTTCTGGAGCAGGAGGTACTGGTGGAACTTCCGGTCAAGGTGGTACTGCTGGATCATCCGGTCAAGGTGGTACTGCTGGATCATCCGGTCAAACATTTGGTACATCTGGCTCTTCAGGTAGTGCTGGTGCTCAAGGATCTCCTGGAGTTCCAGGATCATCTGGTTCAGCAGGTTCATCTGGAATAAGTGGAACTACAAAAGATACAATTACAATCGGTGATGGAATATTAGATACATATGATGTTGTTCATACTGTAAACAGTACGGATATTATGGTATCAGTTAGAGACATCGGTACAGACCAATTATTATATCCAATGGCTGCAGTAATTCCGGGAAATGTTACATCTTATACGGCAACCGTAATAGATGCAGATACAGTTCAATTGGTATTTGGTGCAGCAGTTGATGTTAACCAATACAAAGTAATTATCATTGGATAAAAAATCTTTTACATATTTATAGTGAGAATGTATCAATACATACACACACTATGAGAGAGAATAATTGCCAAGTTCACAAAGAGACCTAACCAATCTATTTGTTTCCGAGTCTTATTATAGATTACTTCAAACGGATCCTGTTGATGACTCAACACTTCTTGACGGAACTGGATCTCTTGTTACTTTATTGGCTGTATCTGGAACCGTAGATGCTTACTATTTTAAGGGTGACGGTTCTCAATTAACCAATATCGGTGCGGCATCATTACCTAATGGTGTAGTATCATCATCTGTTCAAACCCTTTCACACCTTGTTGGGACAAATGTAATATCAGGTTCTGCTCAAAGAGGAGTGCTTGGTCTTGCTACAACTGACTCACCAACATTTAGTAACTTAACTCTAACTGGTGATTTAACTGCTAGACAGTTAATTATTTCATCATCGGTAATAAATGTAACCCAATCATTCAGTAGTGGTTCAAATATATTCGGAAATGATATATTGGACACACATCAATTTACCGGTTCGGTATTTATATCAGGATCCGTATATGGAACATTTGTTGGTGACGGTAGTGGATTGACAAATCTTGTTGCTGCTGGCACAATATCATCTTCACAACAAATACAAAACTTTGGATTTATTACTTCAAGTGTATGGAATGAAATTCTAAATAAACCAAGTGGAATTGTATCAAGTTCAGTTCAAGTATTGAGTGGAACTGGAATAGTATCATCTTCTACACAAAGAAGTTCTATTGGATTGGGAACAAATGATAATGTTGTATTTGGAAATATATCTGGTAGTAATTTAACAATAGATGGTAATGCATTTATTGATGGAACTCTTACTGCTAGAACTTATGTGGTATCGTCATCAATCGTTGATATACAATCAATTAAGGCATCCGGTTCAACTGCATTCGGTGACACAATAGATGATACTCACCAATTTACTGGTTCATTATTTTTAAGTGGTTCACTTACATCACAAGGAACAATTACTGCTCCACTTTTTAGTGGTGTATTTTCTGGTGTAATTTCATCTTCACAACAAATTCAAGATTTAGGATTTGTTACTGATGGTGAATTGGGTGGTAGCGTTTATTGGGATAATATACTCAATAAACCAAGTGGTATAGTATCATCTTCTACACAAACACTTTCACATTTATTTGGAACAAACATTATTTCTGGATCAGGTCAAAGGGGTGTATTAGGTTTGGCAGAAAGTGATTCACCTAGATTTTCAACATTATATGCAACAAATGCAAATTTTGACGGAAACCTTTTAGTAGGCGGAACAATAACTGCAAGAACTTATGTAATATCATCATCCGTAGTTAATTATCAAACACTTTTAATATCTGGATCAACAAAATTTGGTGATAGTTTAGATGATATTCACCAAATAACTGGATCTATGAATATAACTGGTAGTCTAAACATAGATAGTATAAACGTAAATAGTAATTTTATATTACCCACAATAAGTGAACTTCCCATAATATATTCAACCGGAAGTTTAATAATTTCAGGAAGTAATCTATATTTATTCATATAAACAATATAATTTTTGGAGAATTAAATGGCAACGTGGAAAAAAATCATAGTATCGGGTAGTGTAGCCGAATTAGCAGCGGTTAGCGCTTCGGTTGGTGTGTTAGTCGGTACTAATCAACAAATTCAACCAACACACGCAAATACCCGATTGACTGGTTCTTTCACGGGTTCATTCACAGGCGATGGTACTGGTTTAACAGGTGTTACTGCAACTGCAACATTTCCTTCAACTGCAAAAACAACACTTGCAGGTTCAGACAAATTTTTTGTAAATGATGATGCCGGTGATGCAACAAGTGGTAATAAGAAAATTACATTATCAAATTTATTAACTGATATTGCGGGTGATGGTTTATCCGCAGTTGGTGGTGAAACACTAAATGTTAATTTTCCAAGTGGAACAGTTAGTGGTTCATCATTTAGTTCACCATCACAAGGCACGGTTCGTGCAACAATTAACGGTGTAAATACAGATGTTGATACCGGTCTACAAACAGGAGACAGTCCAACATTTGTTGATGTAACTTTAACAGGCGATATTACTGTTGGTGGCAATGATATTAAGATGAATGGTGGCACAACTGCCCTCACATTTAGTGGAACAGGTGATGTAGAAGTTGCTGGTGATTTGAAAGTAACCGGTAATGATATTAAGATGAATGGTGGCACAACTGCCCTCACATTTAGTGGAACAGGTGATGTAGAAGTTGCTGGTGATTTGAAAGTAACCGGTAATGATATTAAGATGAATGGTGGCACAACTGCCCTCACATTTAGTGGAACAGGTGATGTAGAAGTTGCTGGTGATTTGAAAGTAACCGGTAATGATATTAAATCAAGTGGTGGAACAACTGCAATTACTCTTAATGGTGCTAATGTTACTGTTGCAGGTGATTTAACTGTTAATGGAACAACAACAACACTGGATACAACAAATCTTTTAGTTGAAGACCAATTCGCATTATTTGCTTCTGGTTCTGACGGAAATACTGATGGTGGTATAATTGTTCAACAAGGTTCAACAACCGGCTATGCTTTGGGAGTTGATGCCAGTGCAGACCGATGGGCACTTCAAAACAATTTGGCACCAAGTGGTGTTTCTAGTATTACACCTGATGCATTTATGGGTGTGATACAACAATGGACAACTGGTAATCAACCTCCAGCTCCACAATACGGCGGTGCAACTGCATACGGAACAATCGGTGTTGAAATTGACACCAAAGAGGTGTACATTTGGGTAGGATAATTTTGCTTTGATATATTATTAAAAATTGTTATATTTGTTATGAAAAAAATTATAGGTTATATTATGGCTTTGATTAAAAAAGAAAATAACGAAAATAGTCCGATACCTCCAATTCCTCCTTTTTCAAAGGGGGAGTTGGAGTTTTTATTAAAATTGATTTCGGAATGCACATTTCAAGGGAAAGAAGTGCAAGTTGTATATGACCTTGTATACAAACTTCAGCAGTTATATGTAAAATAATAAACAGGTGTTTTGTGAAAAAAGTTTTGTTTGTGGTGCCACATCTTTCCACAGGTGGTTTGCCGCAATATACTCTATCTCTTATTAAAAAAATAAAAGATAAAGTTGATGTATATTGTATTGAATACTCAATGTTATCTCCTACGTTTATTGTTCAAAGAAATCAAATAATAGAATTATTGGGTGATAAATTTTATTGTTTAGAAGAAAATAAACAATACTTGAATGATTTAATTCATAAAATAAATCCAGATATTATACATCTTCAAGAAATGCCAGAATTTTTTATGGCAAACGAAGTTGCTGATATTTTATATTCAGTTGATAGAACATATAAAATAGTTGAAACGTCACATGACTCATCTTTTAATTCTTCAAGTAAAAGATTTTTTCCAGATTATTTTGCACTAATATCGGAATATCAAAGAAAAGAGTTTTCAAAATTAAATATACCTATAACTCTTGTTGAATACGATATTGAGTACAAAAATCGTGCAAACAGAGAAGAAATCCTAAAAAAATTAGGATTAGATCCAAACATAAAACATATTCTTAATGTTGGTCTTTTTACTCCAAGAAAAAATCAAGCGGAAATATTTGAATATGCTAAAAAAATGATAGACCAACCTGTTCAATTTCATTTTTTAGGAAATCAGGCAGATAACTTTTATAGTTATTGGGAACCTCTGTTGAGAGATAAACCCAACAACGTAAAGATTTGGGGTGAAAGGAATGATGTTGATATTTTTTATTCTTGTATGGATTTATTTTTATTTACATCAAGAGGAACAGACAATGATAAAGAAACCAGTCCGCTTGTAATCAGAGAAGCAATTGGACATCAAATACCATCTTTAATATACAATTTGCCGGTTTATTTGGGAATGTATGACAAATATGATAACATAACATATTTGGATTTCAAAAATCTTGAAAAAAATATAAATTTGATAAAAGAAAAATTGAATTTATTGGATGAAAAAAATTATTTACATCCATTTGAAACATTATACGGTCCTGTTGATTTGAGTTCAATAGATTACCCAAACACTATGTATGAGGCGATGGTATATCATGGTGAAGCAGCTGCTATGTGGTGGGGTGCATTCATTCACAAGGAACTTGACCGTAGTGATGTTAAAATAGAACATGGTGATATTTTTGTTGATTTAGGTGCAAACATAGGTGTATCTTCATATTATGCACTAAAACACGGTGCAAAAAAAGTTTATTGTTTTGAACCAGACCAAAAAGTTTTATCATTACTTGAAAAAAATATAAAAAGAGATAAGGAAACATTTAATTATGCTATTTCAAATGAAAGAAGTGAACTAGAACTATACCATTGGCCATATAATGATATACATAAAGGACCGAAATATACCGTTAAATGTATAAAATTAGAAGATGTTTTTGATTTAGTAAAAGAGCCCGTAATTGACTATTTGAAAATAGATATTGAAGGATTTGAAGAAAACATTTTTGATGATATTTCACAAGATACTATACATCGTGTTAAAAAAATGTTTATAGAGTATCATAATGGTGAAAATACACAATCTTTTGTTGAAAAGATACAAAAGTTGGGATTTAGTGTTAGAGTAGAATATGGTAATGGTCAAAACTACATATATTGTTACAATAAAAATTTTAAGATTATGGATGAAAAGAGTGTTGCAATTACAATATCAACTTATTCAAAAAGTCAATTTATTAAAGAAAAAACAATAGAGTGTGTAAATGCTATAAAAAAATACACGGAATATCCTGTAATATGCACCGATCATAATTCTGCAGAAAAATCAATAATAGATTGCGTAGACTATTATTTTTACGATGCAAATAATGTTTTAACAACTCATACATTTTACGATACATGGTGGATGGAAACTTATGATGCTAAAATTTTGGTAAAATTAAGACCAAGTAAAAATAATGGTTATCATGGTTCTGCAGTTCATCAAAATATTTTTGCCGGTATTTCATTGGCAAATATGTTAAAATATGATTATGTTGTTTTTATGAATTTTGATGTAATACTTGACGATATTGACTCGAAACGTTTGATAGAATGTGTTAATAGGTTAAAAAATAGTGATAAAAGTGCTTTCTTTTTGATGACAAATGAAATGGAAGGTAATTGTTTAAAAACAGTATTTTTTATTACAAAACCAAAATTTTATTTGGATAAAATGGAAAATATCACAAATGTGCAAGAATATGAAAATTTGGTAATAAAACATCAATCCGAGTCAAATGGTTTAGAAAATCTATATTACAATATTCTTAAAAATAACTTGGATGAAATTATTATTGAAAATATGTCTGAATTGGATTTTTTCAATTCATCCTATACAAAAAATACAGAAAAGAAAAGTTTTACAAGTAGTCAAACTGAATATTCTGCTATTTTACCTATTGAAAATTCAAAGGATGACAATAATGTTGTTTTATTTTACAAATCACAAAATGATTTAGCATTCGACTATAAATGGGAAGTTTATTCACAGAACAATCTAATAGTGGAACATTTTATACCCGCATTTAAAAAAGAAATCAATAGTAATGAAGTATTTACTGATACTAAATTTTTCAAATGTGAAATTGATAAACAATATGATATATTTTTAAAAATTGTTAATGATGATAGCGTGGTAAAGAAATTTACAGATATTACCATAGAACAGATTAAAGAACAAGGAACATTTCAATTTAAATAAAAGGTAATTTGATGAAAATTGCACAAATACATTTAGGTCTACTTCCGATTCCACCAAACGGATGGGGTGCTGTTGAAAAAATAATTTGGGAATATAAACTTGAATTAGAACAACTTGGACATCAAGTAGATATACCATATATCAATGAAATAAAAAAAGGTGAGTATGATATAGTTCATGTTCATACCTGGAACCAAGCACTTGAATTATATCAAATGGGAATACCTTACATATACACCTGCCATGACCACCATGTATTTCTTGCTGGAAAAGACACACAATTATACAAGGATAATTTATTGGCAATGAAATGTTCTGAATTATCAATAGTTCCTGCAAAGTATCTAATAGAATATTTTGATGGTATTCCAATTTATCTTGAACATGGAGTTAGATTAGAGAATTATATTATCGGCAAAAAAAATAAGAACATAAAACTTTTATGCGTTGGTAACAACGGTTTAATACATGATACTAATTTTGACAGAAAAGGATTTAGTTATGCAATTCAGTCTGCTAATAATTTGGAATTAGATATTACGATAGTTGGACCAACAAAATCAAATAAAAATTATTTTGATAATAACAAGAATTTAATTACCGATAATGTAAATATACTTTATGATTTGAGTGATACTGAATTAAGTTCAGTTTATGAAACGCATGATATTTTAGTCCACGCAACATCTATTGAAGCGGGACATCCACCACTAACGATATTAGAGGCAGCAGCAGCTGGATTACCTATAATTACTACTGATTGTTCTGGCGATTTACATACATCGAAAGTTAAGAGGGAAGTTAAAAATGTTGTTACTGGTATACAAAATGTGATAAATAATTACGAAGAAGAACAACAAAAAACAATAGATAGTGTTAATAACTTTCATTGGAAAAATGTTGTAGAAAAACTTAATATTATTTATCACGAAACAATTTCAAGAACAATGAAAAGTTCGGTATTACACATATATGATAAAGTTAGAAAAAACATAAATAATAATAACATCGAAATAAACTTTATAGATGGTGCCAGTGTAACTATTAATGGACAACAACCGATTAATTATGATGTTAAATTTATAGACAATGATACCAATTTTGTATTGTATCAAACTACAATACAAAATAATAGTTGGGCAAAACCAAATAGAAAATGGTTTACAAATTGGAAAGTAATTGTAACCGAACAAGATGGTAAAACCATTGAACATATTATTGATTTAAAAAATAAAAATGTTTTGATAGAATTTGACTCAAAATCAATTGGTGATACTATTGCATGGATACCGTATATTCAAAAATTTAAAGATAAACATAATTGTAAATTATATGTTTTTACTTTTCATAATGAATTATTTAAAGAAAAATATCCAGAAATTGAATTTGTAAATGATACAAATTCCATAAAAAATTTATACGCATCATATAAAATTGGTTGGTATTTTGAACTTGATACCGGATATAATCTTAACATGAATAAAAACGAAACTCATAAAATTCCATTACAACAAACTATTACTGATACTATTGGTTTAGAATATGAAGAAATTAAACCAAAAATAAAAACATTACCAAAACACAACACGGATAAACCTTATATTTGTATTGCAACAAACTCTACTGCTCAGGCAAAGTATTGGAACAATCCAACTGGTTGGCAAGAGTTAGTTGATTATGTAAAATCAAAAGAATATGATGTTTATTTATTATCCAAAGAGGAAGACGGATACATGGGAAACAAACAACCCGATGGTGTTATTAAAATAAAAGATAAGACACTTGAAGAAATAGGATCTATATTACAGAGTGCTAAATGTTTTGTTGGTATTGGCAGTGGACTTTCTTGGTATTCTTGGGCACTTAACGTTCCAACCATTTTGGTAAGTGGATTTTCTGAACCATTAAATGAAATGAAATCTGATGTAATTCGTATAATAAACGAAGATGTTTGTCATGGTTGTTTTGCTAAACATCTTTTTGATAGAGGAGATTGGAATTGGTGTCCTGAACATAAAGGAACTGAAAGACAATTTGAGTGCACTAAAACAATAACATTTGATATGATAAAACCTCACATAGAAAAGTTATTAAAAGCATAAAATCACATATTTATACAAGTATTCATATAAATCGTGGAGTTACCGATTGCCCAATTGGAAAAAAATAGTAGTAAGTGGAAGTCAGGCACACCTATCATCAGTAACAGCATCAAATGGATCTATAATATCTGGTTCACTTGGTGTAACAGGTTCCATAGATATAATTGGTAATTTGATAATAAACGGAACAAGTTATACCACAGCACCATCTGGAATAAATGGAACAGCAGGAACATCTGGTGCAACTGGTCCCATTGGTGCTCCTGGTGCTTCAGGTTCATCTGGTTCATCTGGTTCAAGTGGAACAAGCGGAACTTCTGGTGCTGCTGGTCATACTGGTGCCGCTGGTTCATCTGGAACATCTGGTTCAAGTGGTTCAAGTGGTTCAAGTGGAACTTCTGGAACTTCTGGTTCATCAGGAACATCCGGAACTTCAGGAACATCTGGTGCCGCTGGTGCTTCAGGTTCATCTGGAACTTCTGGTTCATCTGGAACATCTGGTGCCGCTGGTGCTTCAGGTTCATCTGGAACTTCTGGTTCATCTGGAACATCTGGTGCCGCTGGTGCTTCAGGTTCATCTGGAACATCTGGATCAAGTGGAACTTCTGGTTCATCGGGATCGTCAGGAACACCAGGATCAAGTGGAACGTCCGGAACAGGATTTAATACTATAAACAGTCCTGCTGCTAATAGATTATTAGTTAGTGACGGAACAACAAATGCTGCTACTGCTTCTGCTAATTTAACTTTTAACGGAACAACATTAACAGTAACAGGCAATGCTGTAGTAAACGGAACGCTAACTGCTAGAGAATTTAAGTCAGAATTGGTATCTGCTTCAATAATATTTCAAAGTGGTTCAAATAAATTTGGTGATACACAAGATGACACACATCAAGTAACCGGTTCTATGTCTATAACTGGTTCGTTACTGATACCACGATATGCAAGTAATCCAACGGCAGTTCTTGGTGGAATTTATTACAACACCGGTGATAACAACATATACCGTTCAAACGGTTCAACTTGGTCTTCTGCGGCTGGTTCAAGTGGAACTTCTGGTTCATCTGGAACATCTGGTTCATCAGGAACATCTGGTGCCGCTGGTGCCGCTGGTTCATCTGGAACATCTGGTTCATCAGGAACATCTGGTGCCGCTGGTGCTTCAGGTTCATCGGGAACATCAGGAACTTCTGGTTCATCAGGAACATCTGGTGCCACTGGTGCTTCAGGTTCATCTGGAACATCTGGTGCCGCTGGTGCTTCAGGTTCATCGGGAACATCAGGAACTTCTGGTTCATCAGGAACATCTGGTGCCACTGGTGCTTCAGGTTCATCTGGAACATCTGGTGCCGCTGGTGCTTCAG